CTGTCAGCAGTCAGTGCGCCGAAGCCGAGTTTCTTCACGCTGGACATGTTGACCTTCCCCTGCAGGATGTTCTCTGTACTGCCTCCAGATCGTCCGCTTCCTCCTCTTCCTCCGCCGCCCGCGGCCTTCTGCTGCGCGGCCAGCGCGGCCTGATCCATCTTGAGCCGCTCCAGCTCCCGCTGGTACTCCGTCTCCTCCTGCTGCTGCAGGAGCTTGAGGTAGTTGTTATCCATGTTGTACTTCTGCACCCACTCGTCGTAGGCCAGAGCCCTGTCGGTGTTGAACTGCCCGAGGTTGTTGAGGTACTCCTGATAGCCGAGCTGCTGCTGGTTGTTCACCGCGTCCAGATCGCTCAGCCGCATCTGGTAGTCCTGCAGATACCTCTGGTATGCCTGGTCGTAGAGCTCCGGCAGCCGGTCAGAAAGCTGCTGCGCGTAGTAGTTCCCCGCCTGCGCCGCAGCCGTCGCCGCGTAGCTCGATGCGTTCCCGCCGGTCATGCCCGCGGCCTGCGCCAGTGCGTTCTGCGTCGCGCGGTCGCCCTCCCGGCGGTACTGCTTTGCGTATGCAGACCAGTTCGGATCGGTGTCCTTGTTGTATCTGAATGCCTCCCGGTTCAGAACCCGGTCGAGAAGCGCCTGCTGCTGCTCCGCATACGGATTGTTGTACTTCGGGGCGGAGCCGTACTGGAACGGCGAATAGCTCCCGATCTTCTGCAGCTCCTCGCCGCTCTTCCCGCTCGATACATACCCGGTTCCGGAGCTGTTGGCGTAGTATCCGCCGTAGCTCCTTCTGAGCTCGTTTGCCGCGTGGTTTGCAAGGAGCCTCGCCTCCGGCGTCTGCGCGGCATTCCAGTCCTGCTTGAGCGACAGGATGCTCATGCCGAACTCCGGGTACTGCTGCGCGAGCTGCAGATCCTCCGGCGAGAATTGGCCGTAGAGTCCCGCCTGATTTGCCCGATCATAAAAGTCCTGATAGGTGTATGCCATTTCTCTCCCTCCTTTATTGCCGTCCTGCCGTTGATTTGAGCTCCGACCCGGAGTATGTCTCGCGCGCGAGGCTGTACACCCTGCACGCGCCCTCGCCCTCCAGCCGCAGCCGGTAGTGGTCGCACCTGCGCGGGATCACCGCGAGGTAGTAGCTCCGCTTGACGTTCGTGGTCAGCTCCGCCACCTGCTCCCACTGGCCGGACGAGTCGTACATGATTTGCACGGCACATGTTGCCAGCTCGTCCAGCTCCAGCCGGATCTGGAGCTTCGAGATGCCCTTTTTGTTCGGGTCGTTCTGCACAAAGTCCGCGAATTCCGCATGCCATTCGACAGACACTTCGTTTTCCCGCTCGTCCGGGTCGAGCCTCCAGAGCTCGCCCTCCGTCGTCTGGACGACGAGCCCCAGCCCCTCGGTCCGCGCGAAGCAGACCGCCTGCGTCTCGTCCTCCTTGTGCCAGAGTCCCGTCTGCGTATCAAATACGAGGAGGTTGTTCTCCTCCCGCCATACGCGCTTGCCGTCGCGTTGCTCCGGAAACATCTCCCTGGTCGCGGCGAAGTACCGCAGCCCGTCCGAGCCGGATACCGCCCGCACCTTCCGGGATGTCCCCAGCGCCGCGTCTACGACGGCCGGCGTACTGCCCCGGAACGCGCAGAATCCCTTCGGAGAGAGGTAGTAGAGCACCTCGTCCGCGATGGCGAGGCTCTGCGCGCTCCCGGCCTTCACGCCCAGATGCCCGCACTCCGCCGTCTCGTATGTCCTCGGCGCGGAGCCGTAGATGCGGATCACAAGGTTCTGTTTGAAAAATGTCGGATATCCGAGATACGAGATCCCGCCCGTGATGTCCTCTCCGCCTGTTGCAAGCGTCCAGCTGTCCGAGTCCAGCCCGTCGTAGACCTCCCAGTTCGTCGGATCTCCGAGCTTCGACGCGTAGATCGTGTCTCCCTTGTATCCCCACAGCCGGTTTCCGCTCTCGAAGATCCCGTCGAGGTTTGGCGCGCTCCGTTTCACCGTCACCGGCCCCGGCTCCGTGACCGGCGAAGTATCATGCTCTCCCTGTATGAGCTTAAAAGTGTTCTCGTAGAAAAATAGCTTGTCTCCGTTGATTTCCCGGATTATCGCCGTCAGGTTGTTCTCCTGTTTTACCGTGCATCCCGAGATCGCCACGGCGTCCCCCGGCCGGAATCCCAGATTGTTGAAACTGACGTTCGGCAGCTGCAGACAGTTTGCCTCCGCCGCCTCTCCGTAGAGCGTCCCATCCTGGAACACCGCGTTCTCCGCCGAGGCTTCCGCCTCAAGGCTTCTTGTTTTGATCGCGTCCTCCTCGATCAGCAGCATGACCTTGTCCGGGTAGATCACCACGTTGTCGCCCATGTTTACGAAGGTTTTCTTCGTGTCTGTCAGCGTGATCTGCTGCGCGCGCGGCGGATCGACGATCAGCTCCGTCCCGTCTGCGAGGAAGGTGTACCCGTTCCATTCAAAATACCCGTTTGGATCCTCGACCGTCTGCCCCCATCTCGCCCGACGGTCCCGTGTCGCAAGCAGCGGATAGTAGCGAGCCGTCAGGTTCCGCATCGACGCGATGGCGCCGTCTCCGGCTCCGAGCCTCCGATCCAGCCCGCCGAAGACGGTCTGCGGATTCTTCCCGATCCTGTCCTGATGCTCCATCTCCGGCAGCGTCATGTTTTTTCCCTCCGTTTTTGTTTGCCTTCCCCTTGATGGGAAGATGCCGCGTCAGCGGCGGATGAGGTGGCCTCCGCTTCTGCCTTCCCCTCGAGGGGAAGGTGGCGCGAAGCGCCGGATGAGGTGGAATCCCGCACCATCTGCTCCAGCTTCTCCACCCGCTCCGTGAGCTGCTGGATCATCCAGCAGTTCAGCGCAGCCAGTTCCTCGTACCGCACGCGGTACTCCTCGCCCGGCGCGAGGTAGACCGCCGCCACGTCCTTCCGGTCGAGCCCGGCCTCCAGCGCGGCCTTTTCCGTATCCTGCGCGATGACGCCGATGTGGTAGCCCTCCACCTCGCGCCCCTTGTACCGGAAGGCGCACGGCCTGATCTTCCGGTAGAATTCTGCGTACCGCTCCAGATCGTACCTTACCCCGCTCTTCCTGCGCTTGTCGGATACGGTCCCCGATTCCAGCACGCCCTCGACGAAGTTCTTCTCCGTCAGGTGGTAGAGCTCATACCGCACCTGCCGCGCGAACAGCTGCAGGTCGTCCTTGAGCTTCCTCAGCTGCCTCTCCGGCGGCGTCTGATCATTCGCCCCCGCCAGATCCATAAACATCCAGTTGCCCGCCATGCCGTCACCTCAGCTGATCGTGCAGGTGTACTGCTTCACCGTGTCCACGCCGATCGCGCTTGCGGCGTATGTCCGGTACGTCTCTCCCTGGATCACCCACGCGACGTATGGAATGTACGCGCCGTATTCCTCGATCCTGATCTTCGCGGCCGGTGGATCGGATCCTTCCAGCCATTCCACGTCCGTAAACGGCGCGATCGGATTTCCGCGATCGTCCGATCTCGCATATCCCGGTGTCCGGTCCTCTCCTGCTCCGGTGTACGCCAGCAGGATTTCCGGCCAGAACGCGCTTCCGCCCGTCTCTCCGGTGTCTCCCTTCGGGCCCTGCGGCCCGGTGTCTCCGGTGTCGCCCTTGTCGCCCTTGTCGCCCTTTGTGCCTTGAATTGGCCCGATGTTTATCCAGTCCTCTCCCACGGCGTCCCAGACGTAGATGTCATACGGCGCCTCCGTCCCCACGGCGTAGGGGTCTCCCGCGGCCGGGTTTGTCTGCGCCGCCTCCAGTTCCTCCGCGCTTGCGTAGAATCCGAGGATCGTCAGTCCCTTTCCCGGCAGTCCGTCCGCGCCCGGCTCTCCCTGTGGTCCGGTCTCGCCCTGCGGCCCGGTCTCGCCCTTCAGGCTGTCCAGAAAGTCCTGGATCGTCCCCTCGTTCCCGGCCTTGATCCAGAGGTCATACGCCGAAATGTAGTACGGCGCGTTGCTGCAGCATCCCATGTTTTTCCTCCCTTTCGAATGTTCTTTTACGCCGGGTCTCCCCACGCCTCGATGATCCTTTTCCGCGTCTCGGCGTCGGCGTTCCGGTAGTCCTCCCACATGTCCTCCGTCCACTTCCTGCGCCGGCGCTCCTTCGGCTCCTCGCCGGCGGTGGTCCAATATACGCAAAAGCCGCGCAGCGCGTCCGGCGCGTGCGTGATCTCGTGCGGCTCCGTCGCCGCGTCGTTCGGCTTCTTTTCGTCGTATTGCAACAGCGGCATGCACCGGATTAGATTCCTGCAGTTCCGGAAAATCCTGAGGCTTGGCCGCTCGATCCCGTCCTCGCACGTCCTCCGTTTGAGCCGCTCCTTCACGGCCAGCCATCC